AGCGTCGAGGATACGCGAGACTTACCGCCGCAAAAGATGGCCCAGATGGTCATCGAGAGATTCTCGGTTATAAGACCATGGGCGCACCTAAAGGCAAAGATTACCTGTTCGCCCGCAAAGGCGATCACGCCGCGATGAACCTCATTGACGTGGATGATCCGCAATTCATCCCCGAAGAAATGATTCTCAAAGGTATTGCATTCGCGCAAGAGATGTGGAAGGAAGGTAAGACTATACTGATACACTGCAACGCGGGCCATTCTCGCGGGCCGACAACGGCAATGCTGTTCTTGCGGTCTATCGGTGAGTTGCCACAACCCTTCAATCGCGCACGAAAGATTTACAAGGCGCTGTATCCGCCCTATGATCCGGGTCAAGGTATGCTGTATATGGCCCATAAGATGTGGAATGAAATCGAGAACAAGGACTACCTCCGACAGCCTAATTAACTGTTGGCGAGGGGTGCCTTAAACGCCCCTCTATTCTTTTAAGGAGAATTATGACATACCTGCAACAGTGGCGAAAAGATCATCGTGAACAGCTTCTTGAGGATAATAGGCAGTGGCGAGCAGACCATCGTGAAGAACATCTTGCTCGACGTCGAGAGAAGTGCCAGTTACCTAGAGTGAAGTTTTCTCAATTGAAGGCACGTTCCAAAGTTTGTGGGTTAAGCCTCTCTTTAGAGGAATATACAAATCTGATTTCTTTCCCGTGCGATTACTGTGGTGGGGTGCTCCCCGCATGGGGATATGGGTTAGACAGAAAAGACAACGCCCTCGGTTACACTCTAGAAAATTCCGTACCGTGTTGCACTAGATGCAATACGATGAAGGGTGCGCTTCTCACCTACGAGGAAATGAAATTGATATGGCGAATAAGAAATGCGCCGAAAGGTTAGTATGCCAAAGCAACAGAATCCATTTGATGAGGGGAATTCGCCTTTCACTGGAGCGTTTTCTGCTCCGCTCGCAAAGGCAACCCCGCCGCAAGAGAATCCTAATCGAGTCAGTAAGACGAATATGTTAGGCCAGAAAGCCGACATAATGACTCCCGTGGATCGAATGGTAAAACCGCTTGCCAGTTTCAAGCATGGCACAGATTACGTTCCGAAGACGGGCGTTTACAAGTTGCATGAAGGTGAAGCGGTCAAGACCGCAGAGGAAAATAAAATGGACCCCATGGCATTAGTTCCGGGCCGCTCGGAAGAGAAGCCCAAGAAGGTAGTTCACGAAATTCGAACGCGTAAGGCGAAGACGGGTGGATTCATCCACGAACATCACCACACACACCCGGAGCATCACAAGATGGAGGAGCATGCTTCTCCAAACATGAAGTCCGCGATGACCCACCTGAACGACCACATGGGTGATGGGTCTAGCGCGAGCGATGTGATGGCCGACGCAGCACCAGCGGCACCAGCGGCAGGAGCACCCGCAGCACCCGCACCAGCCGCCCCCGCAGTATAGGAGACGATATGGCATTTAACCAAAGTGGAGAGAAAAGAGCAGGCGACCCTTGCTACGCCGATTATGAGGAAAAGCCGGTTGGCGTTAGTGGCATAGTTTCTGCTGGTACGAAACGAGCAGGAGACACAGAGATAGAAGGACAAGGCAGACCCGGAGCAGCGGGTGAGCATGACCCCGGCGGGAAATGGATTGGTAAGGCGATTAAGCATCCCGGTGCCCTCCATGCCCAGTTAGGCGTCCCAGCAGGAAAGAAAATTCCCGCAGGCAAGTTGGCTAAGGCCGCATCAGGCAGTATGGGGCCGTTGGCAGCAAAGCGAGCGAATCTAGCAAAGACGCTAAAGAAATTCTAGTCGAGGAGAGGTATGAAAGTCGAAACGTTGCAGGAGTGGTTCACTAAGCATAAGAACGATACGAACTATCAGCATCGTGATATGCCAATGGACACATTCGACCATAATGCCCTCGCCGCTTTTACCAAGATGAAGAATGAACACCAGCAGCGGGTGATGAATGTTTGTCGGGCATACAAAGTAGTCGTCGATGAACAGCCCGAAACACTGACTTGGATGCTGCGATATCGTTTCATGGCGCAAACAAACCTATTCGCACTTTGTCATCTTCTGGAAAAGTACAAAGATGTTTCTGACAAGACATATACGTGGATTGACGGTACCACACATGATACCCATCAGGGCATCTGCAACGAATTCTTCGTACGAAAAGACCCGACGATCAAGACCTTCAAAATGTTTGCACAAAATTATGTAGATCACAAAGAGCGGCTACTCTTAGTACCCAGAGGCGGGTTCAAAAGTAGTATCGACATGGCTGATACCGTTCAGTACATCATCTGCTGGCCAGAAGTTACTATCATGATTCTGACGGGTGTGTTGAAACTGGCACAAGACTTTGTGGGTGAAATCAAGGGATTCTTCAAACTAGCAGATGGGACGATGGAAAACGTCAACCTGTTCGAGACGAAGAAAGCCATTAAACCCGTCACTTTGGACGACGATACGCCGTTTATGTTTCAGGTTTTATTCCCTGAGCACTGCATCGACAAAGATGCGGGCACGCTCCAAGAATTTCAAACCCCTGCCGTTTCGCAGACTGAAAAAGAATGTACGGTGTGGGCAGCATCTATCGACCAGAACCTTTCTGGTTGGCACGTCGGCGTCATGAAGTTAGACGACGTTGTGACCAACGAAAATAGCAGAACTGTTGATCGCATCATTAACATCAATAAGCAAGTCAGCATCAACCAAGCCATGCTCCACCCGTACGGCTTCTACGATAAAATCGGCACGTGGTATGACGCCGAAGACACGTATGGTCAGGACATGAAGCACATCAAGGTGTGCGAGAAGAACGGCGACCCAATCAACATGAAAGTTTATCTTCGTCCTTGCTGGTGGCCGAATGCCGCCGCAGTGAAGGCAGGTAAAGTTGAGAGTGAGCTAGTCGAGAGTGATTATGAACTTTGGTTCAACGTTCCCGGCCAGCTAACTTATGCCTTCCTTCGTTCGAAGATGCATGATCCCGAAGGTTTCGCAATCAAGTATTTGAACGACCCAACGAAAGCCCACACGGTGAAATTCCCGCGTGAACTTCTCGAACGGCGAACGATTCACTCCAATCTACTCCCGCCATCAGGACTGGTTGTCACCTGTATCGACACGGCCTACTCAACGAAGAGTTGGGCGGATTACACCGTTATGATAACTGCCCTCATTTATGGCGGCAGGTTCTACATCATAGACATGGCCCGTGGAAAGTGGAATGAATTTGAACTGCCAGTGAAGATCGCGTCCGTGGCGAATCAATGGCGACCTACCCGCATCTGTATCGAAGAGTCTGTCGGCGTCAAATGGCTCGGCAAAGAAATTTACAGGGAGATGGATAAGTTGCGTGTACGCGTACCAATTGAATTCGTCCCATTAGGAAAAGGAAGCAAGGCTACTGCGAAAGATCAGAAGGCGAAGCCTGTTCTTAGATATCTAGGAGATGAGCGATTGTTGTTCGCCAATCAGATGGTCGGACTCGAAGAACTGTACGTCGAACTCTCCAACTTCGGAACCGCAGCGGGCACACATGATGACATCGTGAGTGCACTCTCGATTCTAGTTGACCAATTCTCAGCTTACGCAGATATGGAAGGCAAGAAGCAGGAAGCCTCGCCGGACTTCGTAATCAGTTCTCAACAGAAACAGCAGTACGATCACATCTACGGCAAGGGTACTTATGAGAAGTGTTTCAAACAGCACGCTCTCAATGCAGCCCTCGCAAACCCCGACATGTCAACGCAGGATGCTGTGAAGGCTGAACAATCCGCCGCAGGAGCCTATAGTGATCCGCTCCAACAGGCAGGACTCTATGATTGACAAATTCGGGCAGATGTGATAGGATAAATCATGCACATATATGCGGTCACAAACACGACGAACGGCAAAATTTACATAGGCCAGACCTGCCAAAATCTCGACAGGTATCTGCGATCTGATGTGACCCGTGCTTTGCTGCATGGGGAGGACCGAAAGCCCCACCTATATAATGCCATCCGAAAATACGGTGCGGAAGCGTTTGTGATTCGATTGTTAGTCAAAGCCCTAGACAAAGAACAGGCTGACAAATTAGAGCAGTTTTTTATTCGAACACTTGAAACACAAAATCGGGACATCGGGTATAACGTCGCAGCAGGCGGCAGCGGGTCATTCGGATACGAAAGAACATTTTCAAAGGAACATCGGGCGAAATTAGCGGCGATATGGACTGGTCGAAAACATTCTGAAGCAACGAAGGAAAAGATGCGATTATCTGCTTTAGGGAAACCGAAGTCTGCTGAACATCGCGAGAAACTGAGTAAGGCAAAGATGGGGATTAAAATGGGTCCATTTTCGGATGAACATCGAAGTAACATGAGCAAAGCAGCTATAGCCGCCCATGCTCGTAGGAAAAGAGAACGGGGGGATATATGCCCGAGTTAGTGGACGATCAGTTGATCGCGGACGGTAATCCGAACGCTCCTCTCACCGGAGAGAGTTTTAACAAAGATGGGTCAATTAAAGCTGCGGATGACTTATCGACTGAGCTATCTATTGTAGTGCAATCTGCACAAGCAGCACGGGACTTTCTACTCAATAAGCAGTGGAATCTCCTCTGGCGTTAAGAACATTGCGTCAGTAAAACCCCCTCTGATTGACTTGAACGCTGAAATGCCAACAAGGGCGAAGCCGTAAGGCACGCTGAGAGACTAAGTGAGCGGGCACCAATTCTGGTGATGCGATAGTCCGAACATACGGGAATCCAACCGTATGAGATAAGCAGAAATGCCTTATCCTGCCATTAGGCAGTAACAACGGTGGATGCCGATCTGTTATTCCAAGCACCGCGACCTATGACGGTTTACGAGAATACCTTAACATAACGGGGGCATCTTACTGAAAAGTAAGAATGCGAATCTTCTTTAATTAAGCTGAACCCTGAAACGGGAACAGACTGCAAGCAGCGAAAGCGGGCAGCAGTAGAGACTAAACAAGAAGACATCCTTTGGGATGATGCGATAGTCCGATCATTACGGGAATGAAACCGTAAGAGGTTGCCAGAAATGAGCAATCCCGCCGAAAGGCGAGTAACATATTGACGTACTCGAACCAAACGTGCAGCGATTTACCGTTGCGAAAATTTGCAATTCTGTCGTGCCGCAGTTATACAAGGGTATGTTTTATGACGACCCGCCAATGATTCTTCGACCACGCCCCGGCGTCAAGCAGGAGATTACGGACGCGAAGACCGCTTTGTTCTCATACATACTCGACAAGAGTAAGTTCAAGACAGAGACGAAGTGGGGACTCGAAACGATGGCCCATCTGGGCACAGGCATCTGGAAGTGGGGTTACGACTGGACAGAGATTACAACGTCCAAGCGTCACGCCGCTGTTCTTACGGTTAAGACCGGCCCAGATAATGCCCCAGAAATCCATCAAATTCCCGAAGATAAACCGCCCCACATTGAGTACACGACTAAATCCGTACCAATGCCTTTCTTTGAACACCGTCCTTTGGATGCAGTGCTCGTCGATCCCAAGTTAACCGTCGCAGATATCCGCGAAGCACGGTGGGCTGTTGACGTTCGTGCCATGGACTTCTATGAGGTCAACGCTTTGAAAGAGGCGTTGGAACTGGAAGCGGAGGATAATCCAGAAGTTATGGATGGCTGGACTTTCCCTGCGAATCTCAAAGATATGTGGGCAGTGCAATCACCATCTGCACCAAATCAGATGGTTGAGCAAGCATTGTACATGAAAGGTGCAGTCCATCATGCTCAAGATTCCAACGTAGGTCACACGCCTAATCCGCTGATGACCAAGCTGGAAGTGCTTGAGTATTGGGACGCAACTCAAAAGATCATCGTCCTCAAGGGCGAGAAGGTGCTATACAGGGGCGATAACGAATTCAAACGTTTGCCGTTCCTTTCTGCAAATTGGTGGAACCGACCGAAAGCGTTTTACGGAATGGGTCTGGGTCTCATCGTTGGACAGAATCAGCGTGTCGATCAGGGTACGATCAACGCGATTCTCAAAATCCTGTCTTTCGGCGTCAACCCGATCTATGTCAAGAAACGCGACGGAAACAATTTCACCCAGATGGTAAAGACTGGCATCGGCAAAGTAATGACCGTTGACGGGGAAGTGGACAAGGCGTTTCGACTCATGGAAACTCCGAAGGTGCCTTCCGATGTTTGGCAAGCACTGCGGGAAAGTGAGACGGCGACTGAATCGTCATCTGGTGCAGATCAGCAGTTAGTGCAGGGAAGTTCCGCAGGGCCACGATCCAGCATGGGTCGCACATCTGGTGGTGCAGCAATTCAGGCATCAGCAAGTGCAACTCGGTTAGACGGGCCTCTCGACAATTTCATCGAGCAAGTCTTCAAACCATGGTTGTACATCATGGATGAACTCGTGTACAAGAAGATGTCGGATTCTACCATCCTTCATATTCTGGGCGAAGTTCTTGGTAAGCCATTAACGAAAGCCATCGGCATGCAGGAGTATTGGGATGCCACTATGGACTTCGAAGTTCTCGCGGGTGCGTCAATGTCCGCGAAACGTACGATGGCTCAGTCGATGACGATGCTCACGCAGTTCCTCGATAATCCGCAGTTGCAGGATGCCCTATCAAAACAGAAGAAGAAAATTGACTTCCTCACCATTTTCAGAATGTGGATGGAAGCGAGCGAGTGGAAGAACGGTAATGACATCGTTGTCGATATGACTCCGGAAGAAATTGCGGAGCAGAAAGCAAATTCACCGGCAGCGATGAACGCAATGAAGATGCAGGCTGCGAACCAGTCAACGCAACAGAAGTTCCTACAAAAATCTGAACTTGAAGACCAATCTTCTAATAATCGCATAAAAAGAGATTTGGTAATCGCTTCAGCTAAGGCTTCTGGGTTATCAGAAACCGTGGAGGGTGAACCGTCTACTGGCGGTCTCCAAGGGATGACGCCAACAATAACATAGTTAAATTGACCGATTCGCTATCGGTCAATCGGGGAGTGCTCAATCACTCCCCAACCTTTATTGAGAAAGGAGAGTATGACTACAATTTACAAGTATACCAACCGCATAAACGGCAAAGTATATGTAGGAAAAACTGACTACCCACTATCGCATCGACACCGCCAGCATATATCTAAATCAAATAGAGGGTTAGATACTTTGTTTGGACGAGCGATTCGGAAATATGGAATTGAATCCTTCGCTCTTGAAGTGTTGGCGGAAGTCGAAGAGTTGGGTAGCTTCGTAGAAATCCTATACATAAGCGTTTTACGGGCTAATCAACCCCTATATGGGTACAACATTACCGACGGAGGAGAAGGAACTTTAGGTCATCACCATTCCGAAAAGTCTAAAGAAGCTATTCGAAGAAAGATGGTTGACCGAGAAGTAACGAATGAGTTTCGAAAAACTATTGGACGGTTAAAGCAAGGCAATACATATAACGTAGGGCGGAAACGCTCTCCTGCGGAATGTATCGCTATAAAGATTCGCATGCAGGGTAATAATAATTCACTCGGCGCAGTACGGTCTTTTGCTACTCGACTTAAGATGTCGAAAGCCGCCAAACAACGTGAAGCACTAAAACGTCAAACGACGGCTGGAACAGAGGGTCTCGTAAGAGAACCAGCATAATGAATGCTCTGGACGGAAAGACCAAGATGTTAAAAGCGTTCGTATTAGCCCTCATGTTGGCTCTGGGTCTTTCCGTCCCAGTGCCACAACCTCAACCCACCACCCCTACCTTTGTTATTAAGACGCCCATCGAGCAGCAACACGAAACCGCCCATCGACTGCGGATATATGATATCCATGGTGAGGCGGGATTCAAGGTCGTTGTAGGTGGGTGCTCTGGAACAGTTATCGGGCCTCATGCAATTCTTACCGCCCAACACTGCTTCGCAAACACTAATCTGGTGGGCCTTGATATGGACGACCGGCCGACCCAGATTACTTCCGCTATACTGGATGGAAATGACCACGTGATTTACATAGTTAATAGAACTTTCACTCAATGGTCTAGTGTGGATGAGAATCCCCTGACTGTTGGCGAACAGATTCATTATTGGGGTAATCCAGGCCAGTTAGATGTTTACGGCTATGGATACTTCAAAGAGTCAATACCCTTTATGGAAGTGGACCCCTCGGGGACTTTTATCTTCCAGCATTTCGTCATGCGGGTATTACATGGTGACTCTGGTGCAGGGATGTTTAACGATGCTGGAGATATCGTCGCCGTCGTTTCGATGGGGGACGAAAGTGCAAACGGATATTGTTTGCCATTAGTATTTACCCAAGCCCAGCTAAATACTGCCGCAGGAAAGTAGCATCTATCTTGGAGGAGACCATGCTGAGAGTAACCAACGAATTGAAGGGGTTGGACATCGAACTGGAATTGACAGATGACGAACGTGGGGTCTTAGCTGCTAGCGTAAAGCAACGCGGCTTTGAGATCATGCAACGCATCATGGAAGATCAGGTTCGAAAATTCAATTTCAAACTGCTCGACTGCAACCCCGCGAAGCAAGACGAAGTTCTCGCTGCCCACTTCATCGCAAAAGGCGTGGCACAGTTTTACACTGCACTCATGGAAAAGATTGAAAACGAGTGCCAGATTGTAGCGTATACCAACCGCAAACCACAAGTTGAGAACGCAACCGAAATGCCGGACTTGCAATAACCTTGGAGGAGGATTCATGAGTACAGTTCCCGTAACACCTGAAGTGACACCCGAAGTGACGCCGGAAGCGGCCCCTGTGGTCGCACCCATAGTCGCACCTGTGCCGGAAGTGAAGTGGTACGAGTATCAACCATGTGACGAACACCACAGGGCTGTCGGCGGAAAGCAACGATTCAGTTACACTACCACCGAGGAGTTGATTAAGAAGCTGGAAACAGCCCACAGCAACTCTATCCTTGGTATGCGTGATGTAAAACGCAAGGCCCGCCTCGGTGCACCCGAAGTGGACGCCCTGCCCGCAGACTTAGAACGTACCCCGGCCATCATACAGTTCAAAGAGAAGCCACTTACCGCCGAAGAACGGTATGCGATCTCTCAGGATATGAATGACCCTGCGAAGTTCGAATCCGCCCGCGACAGACTCTTGGAGTCCGCCGTTGGTGTGCCGCCTGCACAATTACGCGAGACCTTGAACACCACACAGCAACAGAACATGCAGATCATCGCACGCCAGAATGCGGAAGTGTGGCTTGAACGGCACCCAGAGTTTTATGGATGCCAAGAGAACATTAACACCGTTTGTGAATGGATGACAAAGACAGGGCTACAGCCAACCATTCGGAATTTTGAATATGCCCAAGCTAAGATGGAAGAAGCCGGATTGCTTCTTTCTTCTCCTATCGTGCGTGAGGTTGTGCCAGAGCCAGTCGTCCCCGTGACGACCGTGCCCTCGGCACCGATACAGCCGGAACCGCAGGCTGTAGTGCCGGAACCCGTTCGAATTAACGAGACTCCAGTACCGCAAGAAAAGCGACAGAGTCATGTCCCGTCAGGACTGAACAACCGTGTTGCCCCCGTCGGGGGACCAGAGGTTGTGAGTGCGACGGACAAGCTGACTCTGCGAGATATCGACGCTATGCCTTCCGAAGAATACAGGAAGCAGATCATGACGAACCCAGCGTTTGTCAACCGTGTAAACGAGTTGGAAGCAACCCGTCCTGCACGTCCGCGTCGATCATAACAGGTAAACAAATATGGCTTTGGCCGAAAGGCCCGAGAGTCAGTAAAATCTTGCTATATCGGTGAAACCCTGCTATAATTGTTATGGCAGACAATACCGAGAGAAGATTCCACAGCCAAATAGTAATACCGAAAGGGGCTAAAGATGTCAGACAAAGCAGTGTACGCATACTTCGCTGGAATAATGGATGGAGAAGGAACCATCACAATCTGTCGAAGTGAATACGTAGCGAATCGAAAAGCGGAAGGAAACCGCCCAGCACGTCGATACAAAACCGTAGGAATCAGCTTAAAAATAAGCGTGAAGAATACGGATATGCGATTGATGAAATGGTTGAAGTCTCGTTTCGGTGGTGAATATTACCTCGATACGGGAAAGAAACCTGAGAACTGGAAAGATAGTTACGTATGGCATTATGCAGCCGAGTCAAAAGAGGATTTTTTACTAGCGATACTTCCCTATCTTATTATCAAACGAGAGCAAGCATTAGTCGCTCTCGAATATATTAGATTGGGACGTGACGTTAGGTGTCCTGAAAAAAGACAAGCGCTTTACGAAAAAATAGTGGCGCTAAATCAACGTGGAAAACTCGTAGAGACTAATACGCAAGATGCAATCTGTAAATGCGGTCATCCCGAACTTCACCTGACGTTCGTATGTCCTAAGATTGCAATGATAGAGTCCGTGCTCACTGGTGACAGTGAGAGTGCTCCTACGGTGACGTAGACAGCCTAAACAAAACAATCTCCCCAGCGGGTAACCAGCTTTCAAACCTGCCTCAATCCACGGTAAAGTTTTACGACAAGAAATTCCGTGAGAACCTGAAGGCACAGACCCCATTCGTCGCATGCTCGGAACGTCTCGATCTGCCGATGAATTCTGGTAACCAGTATATCTAAAACATTTTGTACTGGTTGTAAAAATAAATCTTGCTATATCGGTGGACACCTGCTATAGTGCATAGTAGACAATACCGAGGAAAGACCCCTGCCTTATGTAATATCCGAAAGGAGGCACAATGTCAGATAAAGCGAAGTATGGCTATTTCGCAGGCATTCTTGATGGTGAAGGATGTTTGTCAATCACAGTAGGTCATAAAGAGACCTGCACAAACTACAATGCGACGATGCAAGTACAGAACACGAGCAAGCCGCTAATTGATTGGCTACAGAAGAAGTTTGGTGGAAGCGTTTATCTCTCAAAGAAAGCGACAGAGAAGACGAAAGAAGCCTACATGTGGCGAGTGCTAAAGAAGAAAGAGATTGAGATTCTTCTATTGGCAACGCTCCCTTACCTAGTTGTAAAGAGAGAACAAGCAAAGATACTGCTGGATTTTGTACGGCTAACGAGCGAGGCTAATACTGACCTCAGAGCCGCATACTTCCAACGATTGAGGGTGCTTAATTCTCGTGGGGTATCCGTAACGACTAATATGCAAGACGTTTGTAATCATTGTGGCGAAACCTCACATTATCATCAGTACGATGGTAGCTGCCTGATGGCAATCACAAAGTTTCAAGCGAAGATAGAGTCTGAACTGCATGGCGACATGCAGAGCGAGCCTAGTGTGAACTAGGACGTGTCGTCACCCGACGACATTTAGGAAAGTCAGCGTTCGTTGACGCCTAATCCAAAACAAAGTTAGAAATGTTCATGTACGTTCCGATGTCTGCTAACACTACGCAGACCACCGAAGGCACCGTGGGTTCATCTCTCAGTGTCAGCGTACTGACAACGACCGCAACCATCGGTGAATATGCAGATTATGCCAATTTCAGTTCGCTCAGTTTAGCGACTGCGATTGACAACACCGTTGAGAACGTTGCTCGTGAAATGTCGTATCGTCTTGGCGAATCGTTGTCCGCACTCGTG